GTAGCCTGTTGTGCTAAAAAAACAGCCTGATTGCGTGATCCACGCTTGCTATTGCACCTGGAGCAGCATGCAACCATATTGTTAGGATCATAAGCCTCAGCCTCAGTTGATCGAGATACTGGAATTATATGATCAACTGTATGAGCTGGTTGGTTGCAGTAGTAACAGGTGTACTGATCCCTAGCCAGGACTGTAAGCCTAATCGCCTTGTACTTACGCTGGCTGCGTGGGTCGCCTCGCTTAGCCATTAGTAATGACCAGTCTTTAAATGATAGGTCAATGCCTTGCATGGTGTGCCATACCTATGGGCTATGTACTTAAGCCCTGCATCTATTTGCTTATAAGGATCATTAGTCTTTAGCTTTAATAACTGTGGAATACCAAATGCAGTAGATCGCTTGTTATCAGCTAATGGATTCCATTGTGATTCACGTGTCCATAGCTTTTCTAAACATAGGTATTGCCTATGGTTAGTTAGTTTTATATGACTATAGAGTTTATATTTTTCTTTCTCTATATCATTATTATTAATAGCATAAGCATTATTAATAGATGCTATTACAAGACTAGATTGTATCATGCCCCACCAAATCCATTTGAATTTACGCGGGATCTTGGGCGTGTCACAGCTCGTCGCACTCATGCTTTTCATCTGGGTTAAAGCTACAGAAGTAGCATCCTGCGTTTTGTCCACAGGTTTTGCACAGGTACTTAAACTGTATTGAGTCACAGCATGAGTTATACACAGCGTTATCCGCAACTGTGTAAAACTCCTGGCCTAATCGCTTAGACATTTTTTACCTGCAATCCTGTTGATTGATCAGCTATTAAACATAATTGACATACGCAGTAATCAGACAAAATCATGTCTATTGCGTTATCAATTACAGTATCTAACTGAAACCACTCACGGCCTAATGACCAGTCTTTAAAGCAAGCGTGAAGGCTTTTTTCAAGATCGTAAGCACCTGGCACATATCCAAGTAGCCTTAAATCAGCTCCCCCGTGTTCAAGCCAGTCAATTTTGTATTTACCAGCTTCAATTTCTGTATTTACCTGCATAACTCTTTGGCTTACATTTGTAGATACACCTATTTTTACCATTGGCTCGTGTAAATCGTCTGTAGCTTCAATGAAATAGACGTAAGTTTGCTGTGGGTTGTTTAACTCATTATTGACCCTAGTTATTTGCATCTTTTTTAACTGCCTTTTAATCCTCATTTGTCTTTACCCCATCCAGTTCCCTTGAATATAATCGATGGCGCACTAAACACGCGCATCATTGGGTAGCTGCAACATAAAGGGCTGCTGTCGCCGTTTGTTTTTACCGGGTGATTCATCTCTAATTCACCGCCGCATTGATCGCATCGATATAGGTAACTAGGCATCTGTATCGGGCATCCTTTCGGTATCTAGCAGCATTTCAATGCCCATTACGCCACAGCCTAGACATTGTACGCAAACTACGTTAGGTGGAAGGTTTATAAACTCATCGACGATCTTATGCGTTTGCATACCGCTACCTATCTTGGCGCAAACCCGACAGTTAATCCTCAGTAATGCCATATACGGACTTCCTTAATGCATCCATTTCAAATAACTCACGTTGAGATACCCAAAAATTGCCATCAGCTGCGTTGTAATACTTGGCCTTCTTAGCCCATAGCACGGGCATCCAGCCGATAATCTGATATACCGGACTCTTATTACAGACAAGGATTGCCACATCGCTAAGGCGTGGGTAATCCTTATGGATGATTAAGTGCCCGTTAATGTACTTAGTCCACTTAACTTCAAACCCTAGATTGCCTAGCGTTATATCGGCTTCATCGTGGAAAGTGTTTACGGTAGGTATAAAGTTACGGATACCCATGTACTGCGCGACTGCGATCTCTGCACCAGCAGCTTCACTATGCTCAGCTACGAACTCGTGAAAGTTTATTTTTGTGTTATATCGCCCAGCATGATCTGGCGTATTAGCCTTCTCGCCTGTACTACGGGCAAACCCACTAGCTGCTGCCTGTAACTCCTGCGATCGATCTAAGATCACCTGGACTATCTGTGCCATCTCGGTTATAGCCATATTGGTTTGCATTGATCTGCCCGTGACTTACTGCTACAGGTATAACCCCGGTATTTTTGCCCAGTTTTTGGGCTTACGCCTTCCTTGTAAACCATGCGGCCATGCGAGCAGACAGGTGCAGGGTCTAATATCTCGCCACCTAACTGCGCTTTAATGTCTGCGATGCTTTCAGCTGCAGGGCGCACACTACCAACACCTTCAACCTTTACTGCAGGTATAGCAGTAGCCCATAGATCAACCTCTACTGCAGGCTGAGCCTGTAAGCGTTCTACCTTTTCCATATCCTGCCGTGTAGGCCTTGCATCGCTTGGCATAAGTAAACCGATGGCTCGACCGATGGCAGACGTGCTGCAGTTCTCAATCCAAAAGTCACGGTTTACGCCTCGATCAGTACGCAGCTCATAGGCATAATCAACAGCCGCCGGAACTACGTCCTCATGCTCACGAAATACGCTGGCACGAATAATGACGTAGCCATCCTTGACGTTTAACTCAACAATCTCAGTAATGATCCTGCCTGAGATATGGGTTTCTCTAAACCGTTTAATACGGCTGTTAACATCCTCATAGTTATCCAAGTTAAAGGTCATGAGTTGCGCACGATCTCTGTAGCTGAGTTAAATGCAGCTCTTAAACCTGCAGCACGGCCACGATTAAAGCCATCCCTAACGCCTTCTTTGTAGCCAATCGACCAACCTACTAAAAACCATGCAACGCTAACCAATAAAACTAATACTGCTACTTTTGTTATATCCATTTACTTCGCCCTTGTTTGGGTTAAGCCGCACTACACCGAATTAGGTAGCCCTGCCTAACGTGTAAATAAAGGGTAAAGCCTGGGTATGACAGTTGGCAATAACCGACACGCCTAACGGGTTAGTAACATTTCGTAGATCGAATCGACTTTTGCTTCAATACGATCGACACGGCCGCGTAGGTTATGGCCGCCGTTATTGTCCATGCGTAATTCGCTTAGGTAATACTTAACTAGATGGCGAACCATCCCAGCCGCAAACCCCATAAGTGTGCAGATACCTATGGCTATTGCTAAAAGCGACTGGGCGGCCGTCATTATTTGATGCCGAAAGTCTTATCGCTGTGGTTGAGTCCACGCAATAATGGCCCAATCAGGCCAGCGATAAATGCGTTAGCTAGTGTCTTAGGGTCTGAAATTCCTGACATATACAAGGCAGCAGCGCAACTTGCGGCAGCTCTTAGATATGACAGTAAAGCAGCTATAGCTTGTTCTTTCATGGTCTTACTCCTAAATGCCCTTAGTTGACTTGGTTTAATACTGCAATCGTATGCGTACCCGATGCAGCAATAGCATATAAGCCTTCATTGTCACCTACTAGTAACTGCATTTTATCGCCGTTATCTAGTTTGTAACCATTAGATGTAGTTACGTTAGCATTGCCTAAATAGACAGCACCGCCGCCTAGATTATGTAGCCATACTGTCTGATAAGCAATATTGGCAGATACTAATGATGTAGCTGATGTAGTTACTGTTACTTGCGCGCTAGTCGGCATAATTTAGTCCTAACTTTTCTATTAGTTTTGCGGTTTTTACGGGATCTTGTGCTATCTCCCAATGCATCTCATCTTTGCGTAACCAATTACCGCCCCAGTTAAGGCCGTATTTTTTAGTCAATGCCTGGATCATTGGAATTTTCTCAGCTGGAAACGTGCCAGCCTTGCCTAACGGATGCTTAGTCGCGTTAAGGTCAATGGCTGTACCCGATGCATGGTTGCTTAACTTGCCCGGTACGCCTCGAACATCCCGATAGCAGTAGCCCCAATCATCTAACGCACCGCCATCGATCGGCTCGATCAGTTCATTAAAATCCTCTGCAAAGGCAACAAGTAAAGGTGCAGCAAAATAGGCACAACGCAGCTTTACCTTGCTGCCCTTGATTGCGTAAGACTTGATACGAATCGACTCAACCTCTTTAGAGGCTGGCCAGCCGTTATAGCTAATTGATTGGCTCACGCTTAGCGGCCTCGGCTTGATCTAGTTGATATTGAGCATATTCGGCATCTGTCATTTCACGATCAATAACTTTATCTGTAACTAAATCGTGAATACGAATCATTGGCTTTGTCATTATTTGATACCCCATACCTTTACAGTTCCGCCGCTAAAAGTTCCAGAACTTGTCGCGAATAATAGGCTTGAAATTGCTGTTGTGTTAAACCATGAACCTCGAGCAAAATCAACAGTGTTGTTACTTCCAGCGTTCAAATAATTCGATTGATTAACGTAATTCTTTTTCATAGATGATGAATAATTTGGTAACTCAAAACAGGCATAGTTATTGTTATCTGAATTAAGAACTGAACCATAAGTAGCATACATACCTGTTAATTTGTCTAAATATGGTGCTTGCTGAGCAGCTGCTACCGCAGCGGAATAATAATCTGTTACCTGTTGATAAGCATTGGCAGTTGCATCTGAGTTAAAACGAACTATAACGCTTGCGTTAGCACTCATATAAAAATCTATAATTTCCACAAATAGCTTTTGATAAGCACCGCTAATACTACTAATTAAGGTGCTTGCGCCGGAAAGAGTTGTGGTCGATCCTAGTTGAGTCATACCACCAGCTGCGCCGACTGCAACCCAGGCCGCACCGTCATAATATTCTGTTGAATTAGTGTCTTTTAGAAAAGACATATTGCCTTCCTGTGGGCTTGTAACAGCAGCAGTACGAGCAGCCGCACTAGCAAATACCCACACGCCTTGCATTAGGTAGCCATCAACGTCATTAGCCGTTAAAACTTCCCCTGTTGTAAAATCTTTAAAGCCTAGTCCTGCTCCCATTTTCTTATCTCCTTAATAGCTCAATACGGATGTATCAAGTACGCCGTATTGGGTTGAGTCCAATATAAACCCGTCTATTACGGGTTCAAGTGTAGTAAAGGTTGTACGCCACCTATTCGGTGTCACGTTATGCGCCACGCCGAAAACTTGCAGGGTTTTTGTAAGGGTAGATGCACCTGGTTGGTTGGTAGTAATTGTTACAGGATCAAAATAATCCAAATCTAAAGCTGCAATAATGCCAGCGTTATAGTTTTCTGTGTATAGATCGAGTTCAATAAAATCGCATCTAACGCTAGTTTCAGCACGGCTTGCAACATAAGCACGGGCATAGTCCAGGGCTTCTGCATCGGTTTGCATGAGCAAATTCTGAATATTGTAAGTATGAGCAAAATATTTAGTAACACTAGCTGCGTTAGTAGCGTTTTGAACTGTGCCACCTGTTCGGGTCACATTAGCCTGGTTAAATACAAGGGTATCGTCTAGCCGCCAGACGGCATTGGCGTAGCTAATATCGTTACCATTATCGTTAAATACTACAGGCGTACCTGCCACGCTTGCCGTAGTTACTGTTCGATCTTGAAATACGAACGATCCCGATGGATCAACGTAAAACGCGCCGTACTCAGAATTGGTAACGGTTTGTAATGCAGCCAAGGATGTCCGAGCTGTGCCGGGGTCTGCCTGCAAAGTAGTCAAACCTGCATCTACATCGCGCATAGAGGTAGGCCAACCAATTTGATCAAGCAATTTATTAATTCGAGTACCTGATAGTTGCCCTGCACCTGAATCGGTTACGGTACTAATCTGGGCATTTTGAGCCAATCTAAAGGCATCAACGCTTGTTATAACCGTGTACACGATATCTGTAGCCATGCGTGGGGTAGTTGTCGTGTAGCTGGTAATAAATCCCGAGAACATGGCATACGTGACACCGCCATAGGTAGCCGATATAGATACTTTACGCATTGGATCAAGTAGGCCAAAGTATGGGCTGCTCGGATTTTGTGGGTTGAAATCTCCATTTTGATCCACGATGCGTAAAGTCATAGTGCCTGTTTGGAATTCATCTACCTGCGGATTGCGGCCGCGCTTAATAGTTACGCTATCTACTACGTTACTTACATCTACGATAATCGCAGCTGAATCGGCAAGGATATTAGTACCTAGGATGCCTTCTCCGATTATAAAAGCCTGGGCAAACGATGGCCCGGTACTAAAGTTAATTACCGCGTTAATTACTGGAAGTGTCATTATCCTACGATCGCCCCATTAGGTAGTTGGATATACCCGTTTTTGTTAGCTGCAATAACAGCATCGTTAATAAGACTTACTAACTCATCCTGCATAACTAACGTGCCAGCCTCAACGTTTACCGTGATATTTGAAGAGGAACTAGAACTACTGCTAGTTGGAATTACAGGAAACATATTTTCTAAATCATAGAACGAGGATCCTACATAAGGTGGTGGTGGTGGTGTTACTTCAGTTGAAACGCTACCGCTTGTACCGCCGCCGCCTGTGCCGCCGCCTGTGCCGCCACCTGCTGTACCACTACCTGCTGCGCCTGCGCCACCTAAAAGGTCATAGTTACGATCCCTATTTTGCATAGGGTTGAAATTTACGCCTGCGATTAACCCTAACTTTGTAGCAATCTCGTTTAGAGTAGTTATCCACGCAGCAAATGGGTCTGGCGCAGGTTTAATGCCAATGATTTCGGCAGTTAGTTTGGCTGTAGCTCTTTGAGATGCCTCTAGTTTTTGCTGTAACTTATCTGCTAGTTCATCGTTTTCATTAAGGATTGCTTGCTGTAGTTGCAGGCGTAGTTTTTCCTCATCGGTGATTTTGCCTTTAAGGGCTGCTGCTACTTGAATCTTATCAAGGTCAAACATGGCAGACGCCTTGGCCAGTTTGTCTGATTTTTGTTTAGCTGCTAATTCTAGTTTGGCTTGTTTCGCCCGTGCTGCCGCAGCTGCAGCCTCAGCCTTTTTAAGCGCATCGGCGTTTTTCTTATCTAGTAGTGCTTGCTTTTTTTCCTCATCTAAAAGTGCCTTGTACTCTGTAAGGTCAAATCGTTGGCCAAATTTTAAGCCGTTTGTACCTTCGAGGAAATCTTTTTGTTTTTTGCCTAATGCAAGGTATTTGGCATCGAGGCCATCTACTGCAACGCCAACGGCTGCAATAATGCCGATAATGCCAGCA